TATCTTTCCACATCTATGGAATATTATAGATAGTAGAAACGAGTTACATATTAAGTGGATTAGATGGTGCGGATTTAAGATAATAGGGGAACGCATGGTTAATAATGTGAAGTTTTATGAGTTTACGAGGCTAGCCTAGTGGCATTTACTTTTGGAGATGCAATATCTTTAGCTGGTTTTGCTACAGATAGATACAAACAGAGAGTTTCTTTCAACGAAGCTACTCTAGTAGCTAAACGGCAAAATGATAGAGATGCTGTTAATGATAGAAATAGAAACACTATTCTCCAAATCAACAATCAGTTACGTGGTGAGCAAACTGCGTTAGAAGGTATTGCTGCTGCTTATGACATGCAGGACATAGCTTGGGCTGTACGGAGGCGAAAAGCTACAGCTATGGCTGAAAGAGCTGGTGGCATGGGTATCAGTGGACAGAACTATGCTGCACACTTTAGAAACATAGAGAGACAGGGGCTAAATGCTGGTAAGGTTCGTATGCGAAACTACGGTACACGTGTGCGTAATATTGAAATTGAAGGCCATGCTGATTATATCAAGACGTTACTAGCTAACCTATCAACTGATTTTGTTGAAGGTCCAAGTCAAACTGGTTTACAATTAGCTGGTATAGGATTAGGTATAAGTGCCGTTAAGGAAATAGGATTTACAGTAGATCCTAAAACTGGCAAGAAAGTATCGAGGTTTTAGATGCCACATCAAGGAGCTAATGACCCTCAAGGGCATGGAAATATTCAGACACGACTAGGGAGAATCCCTCAAGGTTCTGAAGTTGGTAAAGTAGACAGCCGACTAAGAACAAAGCAATTAATGCTTGGTCTAGAGTCAATCTCTACACAACTCAAAGCCTTTGGTAAATCTACCAGAGAACGAGAGAAACAGAATGATATTATTACTGCACGTACAGCATTTGCAGTAGATAAAGAACTTCCTGGTGGGTTGCGTGCAGAAGCAGAGATAGCTTACAACGATCTAGTGGCACAAAAAGAAACTGCTAAGTTCTTCAGAATATTACACGATGATGCTACTGTATTTGGTACGGGTTTACTAGCTGATGATGAGAACTATCCTGACCATACAACTAAACAAGCAGCATATGAGGATTTTGTAGATGGATCTATAAAGACGTTCTTTGGAAATGCACAGTTCAATGAACTACAGCAAACTAATGTATTAGATTTCGTAGACCAAAAGCGTAACGCTATGAAGAACGCATATACGGTGGCTAATGCTAAGGATATAGCTGCACAAAAAGCTAATGACAGTGCTGAGTATGTTGCGGAATCTATTACTGCTACTTTTAATGCTTATAAGGTAGGACTAGATGTTCCAGATATTGATACTGGTAAGCCTCTACCTATAAATAGTTACTTCAATGAGACATGGCATGAGGATCTGAAAGTAGCCGTAATGAAGGCTAATCCTCATCTTTCAGAGGATGAAGCAGATTTACTAATCCTTCAACAGTTAGAACTGGCAGCTATTGATCCTGATAATCCTCAGCCTGAGATGTTGGATTACTTGGACGATAAACGTAAAGGTGGTAAGCCTAGGTATTCTTCTATACAATCCCTGACAGATAAAGTTAAGTCTATTCAAAAAGCAGCTAGAACAGCTTTAATAACTAATGAGAATGCCATAATAAAACGAGAGGAACGTATTCTTAAGAGAAATGAAACGCTTGCTGAGCAAGGTGCTATGTTGGAAATGATACAGAACGTAGATTCCGATGAGGGAGAAAAGGACTTAACAAAACTAGAATCACAACTTAAAACAAAGTACTCTCATCTTAAAAGTTCATCCTTACGAGCCATAATAACTCATGCTAAGGCATTGACCGAAGCTGCTGATAAACAGGGTGATCCTGAAGCAGCAGCTACACTAAAAGGAAAAGCTTCTAGAGGAGAGCTAAACATTGAAGACTTAGCAAACGAGCCTTCATCTCAAAATCTTAATCGTACACAGTACGCTGATGTTTTAAAAGAAGTTTTTAATTATGGTACAGGTAAGGTAAGCCGAAAAAGAACACAGATTAATGATAGTATTAAGCGTTTCACGAGTATGTTGGAAAGCCATGTAGGAGAGAAGAAACCATTATTGATAGATGATGTAGAACGGAAGATAAAAAGAGTAAGTTATAACAGAGTTACTGGTAAAGCTATTATTCCTATACCTATGCAAGCACAGATTGATAAAATAGTTAATAGATTTGAAGTGCGTGCTGAAGAGATTTTAAAACATGCTCCTACTGATGAAACAGCAGGTGAGCTTAATGTAAAGCTTACACAACTACAACACAATATGTTTAAGGAATTAAATGTTTTACAGGGAGCTAAGGAGACTATACATGAGCTTGGAGAACTCTCACCTGAGGATCAGAAAAAAGCTGAAGGAAAGATACCAGAAGTAGGAGTTAATCCTACCTTTAAAGCTGAGGTAAACATTATTCCTAAACCCCCAGCCGTAGTACAGAGCATGAGTTCTAGCTTTCAGAAATCTGTAAAGGCTTTAACTGATCTCAAGAAAAGTATGGTTAATCTCCCTACAGAGAAAGTTGAAGTTCCAGGACCTAAACCTCTTCCTAATAGAGCACAAGAACGAACGGAGGCTATGGGCTTTGCTAGTCAAGCTAAGTTCCAAGATACTAGAACAGTTGGAGAAGGTATTTCTGATTTATGGAAATCTATCACAGATAGTAGTAAGTCTGATGGTACAGATACTATTTCTAAAGGTAAACTTATTATTGCAGAACAAGTTAAAAAAAGGTTAGCCAAAGTTCCAGAAGCTCAAGCCTTAATTAAAAGTGTCGAAAAGGCTACTATTCCCACAGAAGTTAGGAAGCCTCCAGTTGCATTGGATGTGCCTAAGGCAAAGGAAGTTTTACAGTCTGCTAAACTTGTTAATATTCCTGATCCTATTCAACAAACTCCAGTTGCTACTAAGAAAAAACCTAAACCTAAACCTGAGTGGGACTTTTCACGTCATATGAATAAAGCAACTGAGGTAATTGAGTACCTTAAATCAAATCAGAAGGAACATGGTTATCAAAAGATGTTTATAGATTTACTTGGACTACAAGTACATTTTCTTAAAAACGCTGCTGAAAATCAGGATATTGAAGAATGGGATGCAGCTTGGGCAGAGTTTAGAGAACAATTGAAGTATATACAAGAAATGGAAGAATGACTTATCTATTAACTATATTGACAGTAATATTTTTAGGCAACACTATTAATAGTGATAATTTTATTCAAAAACAAGAGGGTTATGTCCCCTATGCTAAAGATATAGGAAATGGAAAAATAACCAGTGGTTTTGGTTTAACTAATACTGGACGTAATAGTGGATATTATGTTCCATATGAACAAGCTATAAAAGAGTTTACAAAGCGTTTAAATACGGTAGAACGTCCAGCTCTTAGAAAGATCCAAGCTACATTACCTTTCAAGTTAACAAAGTATCAAGAGACTGTTATACTTTCCTTACTCTTTAATGTAGGAGTAAATGAATTTAATAACTCACAAGCTTTAAAATATCTACAGGCTAGTAATGTGGATGGGTTTAAATATGAAGCGTTTAGTCGTGAACGAGGATATGTGCATATAAAAGGTACATTTTCTAAAGGACTATACAATCGTAGACAACGTGAACTTAAACTATGGGATAGAAAATAAATGGGATTATTAGATGGTGTAGAAATTTCAGACCCATCAATATTTCAGAATTATAATAGAAATGCTGATGCTAAAGAGGCTTATGAAAACTCTCCTCAGAAGGAAGCTGATGAGAATACTAATGCAGCAGCGGACGCTCAGGTAAATAGAAGTAATCAAGTTATAGATCAAGTAGAACAAGAAGAAACACAAAAAGAAGAAGGCAGTCTTTTGATGATGCCTATTAGAATTGGAGGATCAGCCCTTCTTAATACTGTTAATGAACTTGATCGTTTTACTGGCCTGACAGACGGAGCTGAGAAATACTTTGGGGTTGACCTAAAGTTTGGTGATAGTGAGCAAATGCTTCCTACTCCTGAGGATTTAGGTATATCTCCTGAAGGTGTCTTAGAGAACCTAGCTTCTGCTGGTTTCCAATACATTATTCCAGGATTGGGAGCTATTAAAACAGCTTCTAAGGTTACAACTGCGTTGAATATATTGAAGAATTCTCCTAAGGCAAAAGGAATTCTAGATGTTTATGCTGGTTCTGCTGCTGTATCAGCCTCTTTAGTTAATCCTAAGCATGATAACGCTGCTAACATGGTCTTAGACCTTGGTTGGATCTCTGAAGATGCTGTAGTAGGAAGTGCAGTTAAAAAGTGGTTAGCGATAGATCCTAATGATTCTGATGCTTATAATAGAGCCAAGAATGTAGTACTTGATGCTACTCTAGCTGCGTCCTTAGGTGGACTTATAAGTCTCTTTAAGAAGGTCAAAGGTACAACTAAGACTCCAACTAAAGCTGAATTAAAGGCATTTGCTAAAGCACAGTCTGAGGGAACCGTAGAAGCTCTTGAAAGGATGGCTAAAGATAATCCTGAACAAGCAGCTAAGTTAAGAGATAGTCTACCAGATGACGCTAGACGAGCTGAGGATTTCAAAATATCTCAAGAACCTGAAACAGTAGCCGATGCTCTAGCTAGATCAGCTAAAGAGACAGGTGCTGATCCTCTTAATAAGTATCATCAGACTCCTTCCCCAGCAAGGAATATTAGAAATCCTTTATATCAAGCTTCTAAAGAAGAAGACGCAGCATTAGATAAGTTAGTTAATGATGTCCTTGAAGGTAAATTACCAGATCTGACAGACCCGATGTTACCTATTAACTTAAATAAAATAGATAGTGCTGCTGATATAAAATCTCTAATTCATGGAATGGGAAGAGTGTTTGAAAGTAAGCTTCCTAAGAATATAAAGATGGATGACTTAACAGAAACTCAAGCATCTATAATGGGAGTTACTCCTTCTGAGATTAGACAGGTTGCTGAATCAACTGAGTACGCTAGAGGTTATGTTATAGCTTCACGAGTTACACAGATTAGAACTGCTAGAGAATGGCTCAGTTCTATGGATGAATACATGACTAATCCTACTATTGCGAATGAATTTAAAATGCACACAGCTAGGCTCCAAGCTAATGAAGCTGTTAAAGCTGGTTCATCTTTTTCTACAGCTACTGGTAGACTTCTCAATGAATTTAAAAACGTAGGTAAACTTTCTAATGCTGCTGATACTGAGTTGTTATGGAGACAAGAAGTTCTTAATAAGCTAGTTGAGGGTGGTGATGAAGCTCTTTTAAATGCTAGAAGAACTAGAAAGGTTGCTAATCAGCCTACCGCTGCTGAGTTAGGGTTAGAAGAAGCTATACAATATAGAACAGGTAAGGCTCTTTTTAAAGCTAAACACGCAAGTTCACGAGAACTTAATGGCCTGATGAAGTATCTAAATAAGCAACATAATGTCTTTGGTAGGACTAGAGAATCTATAATGCAAATTTATGTAAATGGTTTGCTATCTAGTCCCAAAACTCAACTTATTAACTTGTTTGGAAATATGACCTCTATTGGTTCCTCTATTATAGAACGAGGGGTAGCTGCTAGTCTTAATCGTAGTGGTGCAGATGGAGTTACATTTAGAGAAGCTATGCGTCTTGTCCAAGGTACATATGAGTCTACCTTTGATATATGGCGTATATTCTATAAAGCTTGGAAAGAAGGACCACAGGATCACTATATAAAGAACGACTTAACCAGACATCATGAGAACGCTATCTCTAAAGAGTTTTGGGGAGTTGAGAATGACTTTATGGGTGGAACTATTGATATGCTAGGTACTTTTGTTAATTGGCCTGGAAGAATCTTATTAGCTGCTGATGATGTGTTTAAGCATATTAATTATAAAGGGGAGCTTAAAGCTATCTCATTTGCTAAAGCTCTTCAGAACACCACTAAAAAATTAGGAAGAGCACCTAAAAGTGCTGATGAGATGGCACAGGTAACTAAAGATGCTGATCAACTAGTAGAGCGTGTTCCAGAAGATCTACATGAACAAGCTATGCAATATGCTAGAGTAAATACTTTTACACAGAAACAACCTAAAGGTTTTACCAAAAATATCCAATCAGCTATCCATAATGATGTAACAGGACTAGTTAAAACTGCGGTTCCGTTCTTTAATACTCCTATGAATTTACTGCGTTTTAGTGGTGAGCGTATTCCTGGACTTAGTTATCTTTCTAAAGCTGTAAGAGATGAATTTCATTCTCCTAATCCTAGAATTAGACAGTTAGCTATAGCTAAATGGGGTACTGGTACTTCTCTTATTGGACTTGGAACAAGTTTATCTATGAATGGGCTAGTTACAGGACCAGCTCCTTTAGATCCTGATTTACGGAGGAGATATGAAGACGCTGGAATTCCTGCTTATTCTATATGGTATAAGGGTAAATATTATCGCTATGATAGATTTGATCCTCTTGCTAAGTTGTTTACCTTTGGTTCTGTTATAGGAACCTTAAATAGAACTATTATCGACTTAGATGGACACGAAACTAAACACGGTGTAAGTACAGAATTATTAGAAGCACGAGACAAAGCATGGGCAACTGCTGGAATTTCTATGTTTAGAATGGTTACTGACAGTTCTTATTTACAAGGAGTAGGAAGTTTAGTTGATATGTTTGCTGGTGAGATGTCTCAAGAACGAATAGAAAAAATGTTCTCTCCTAATAAACTCTTCATTCCTTACAGTTCTTTACGTGATGACTTTGTGAAGGCTTATGATCCTAGAAGAAAAGAAAAGATTAGAAATCCTGTAGAACTTCGTTTAAATGAAACCTTAGCAGAGCATCAAGATAGAAGGCATCAAGCTAATATAGATAGATGGACAGAGGAAACACTTAGGTTAATTCCAGGTTGGGGTGCTAAACCAGAACTTAATATGATGGGTGATCCTTCGTTTCATAGAGGTTCTTCAGCTAATGAAGAACTACATTTTGGTCCTGTATCCATTCTCAAAAGACTAGCACATGAGACTTTGAACTTAGCTCCTGGTATAGAGCGTTCTAAAAGTCCTCTAATGAATAAGTTAGCTGAATTGGATATAGCTGAGGAAACTCCATCTAGGGTTAAATCTATTGATGGTGTTGAGCTTCGTCAAGAAGAACATAGATTTTATGCTCAAACTCTTGGTAGACTCAATAAAGAATTAGAAAAAGATATAGATACTAAGGATTTTAATAAGATGAGTGAAACAGAACAAAGAGAAGAGATTGAGTTCAACCTGAAGCGAAATCGAAAGCAAGCTAGAAACGAAACTAAAGGTGAGTTTAAACGAATCTTTGAACAGAGTATGGATAATAACGAAGAGAAAAATACAATAGCAGAACGAGGGGACATCCCTGGTAACCTTTTTGGAAGGCAATAAAGAATGGCTAATTCAAGTGTAAGATATGTTGCTTCAGGAGATACACAAGAGTTTGCTGTAACATTTCCATTTATCAGCAGAACTCATGTAGCTTCTACAGTAGATGGATCGTCAGCA